AGCTGAGCACTTCTCTGCGGCCCCAGGGAATCCTCAAACTTGGCCTTGATGGGCCTCAACTTCTTCCTGGTAGCCATTGCTCGGGCCAGTTGTTTGCGCTGTTCCATACCGCCTAGTTTACAGGAAATTGGGCACAGTTCGACCCTCTCTGGGGTAGCCCCCCACTAGCGCCCCTTCTCCCGAGGCTAGGCTTTTCTCCATGATGCTGTCTGCGTACTAGAGCCTGGTTCAATGTCAGTTAGCCGGGGATCGCGCTTTCCTTGCCTCGCTAGAGTAGGTAGCCGTCAGAATCCGATTCACCGCCCCGTTCATAGGTCACTCTGCCGGGACTCGCGCCATGGAGTTGTCAAGTTCTGCTATTTGATACGCTTTCCTCGCTTTCTTCGTTGATCTGCTGGAAGCATAGCAAACGGGGTCGTATGGCAGTCAAGGGCCGTGCGGCCCCTTTGCCGTTCCAGGGGGCTAACCAATTCCCGGGCTTCCCAAATTGGGATCAGGCAGAACCACCTTCCAGACCACCACCATTTGACAAGCTCGCTAGTGTTTATTTCATGGACAAACCCGAAGAACTCCCCCGCTGGTTGGATGGCCCCAGGTTCATTGCTTTCCTGCTTTCTGAGGGCGTTGTCAAAAACCAACAACCTGACGCGACTATTCGGCGTTGGAGTGATTGGGAGCGTGGTGGTCGGGCTGACAGATATGGAGCCGCCGACCGCGTAATGACAGAAAACTTGATTTCAGAACGCATGATCCCCGACGATGTATGGTCAGCCGATCAAAGGTATCTACGCAAAAGGAGTCCCATAGTAGATGCCCGGCGATCCGAGGGGCTGAAAATGCTCGAGGACGGTATTTCTGTGCGAAAAGTAAGCCAAGCCTTGAAAATCAGCCGTCGAACGGTAAACCGCTGGAGGGCGGAAGCCTTGACACAGGAGGTAAGTTGAACCTATGGACAAGAAACCGATTCTGAAGTGGACAAAGCCCGGCTACCGAGCCACACTCGTTTCATACCTGAATATTTGGACTGAGAAAGGAAAAAACAAGTGAGCGACAAAGACCGCATTTTGGAACTGCTGGAAACCCAAGGATCGGTAACTAGCTTCTACCTGCGAAAGCAAGGATTCTCGGGCAATCCCTCTCAGCGAATCAAGGAACTCGTAGACGCGGGCTACCAAATCCAATCAGAGCGATACGAGGACTCCCCAGGGCGCTACGGTGCCCGCTACGCCTTGGTCAAAGACCCCCAAACAGCCCTGTTCGCATGATCCCTCCCGAAAACCTGTGGGTGTGGCAAATAGCCGTAGCCGGTTTGGTTTGTGCGCTGATCTTTTTTGTTCTGGCGCTTTGACCTACCACGGCCCTTCCCTGGTTCTCTGGCTCGAGGAAGAAAACTACATGCGTTTAGTACCGGAGGATCAGGCCCGGACGGTCAGACATTGGCGCTCGGGGGTAAATCCCAAGGAAGAATCCGTAGACCATTTCTGTTGTAAGACTGATTTTCTCCACTTGAACGATGTTCCTGACTGGTGTATGGCTGGTCCTCATATGAAGGGTCTGGATAGGGTGCCCGGGAATCGAAAGGTTTGGATGCGTACACTTACCGTGTGACCAAAAGCGCACTCACGATTGCCAAGGATCGCATTGACCTTCTGCCGCCCGCCAAGCGGGACCGTGCGATTCAGGCAATCAAGAACCTCGAGGATTCGGTAAAGCACAATCCTCTGATTCGCTACAACAACCCGGCCTTCGGGCCTGTTCATCCCAAGCAGATGATCGGCCACGGCTTTACAGACCGCCGTATCGCCTACATTGGAGGCAACCAGTCAGGCAAGACTACTTGGGGAATCGTGGACGATATTATCCAAGGCATTGACGCGGATATGGTGCCCGAACACCTGCGGCAATTCAAGCGGTACAACGCACCGTTCCGCTGCCGGATCGCCGCTCAGGGTCGCTCAGAAATTGAGGACTTCATTTTTGAGAAATTGAGGGAGTGGCTGCCGCCAAACCAGTTGGTCGGAGGTAACTGGAAGTCGGCCTATGACAAGTTGAACCATGTTCTACACCTACAGAACGGCACCTACTACTCGTTCAAGACTTTTCAACAGGAAGCCCAGCAGTGGGGAGGTTCGACCCTAGATCGCGTTCATATGGACGAAGAACCGGGCAGAGAACACCTACAGGAAGCCCGGCTACGAGTTATGCGTCGGCGCGGGGATCTGCTATTCACCATGACCCCCGTAAACGGTCTGACCCATATGTACGACGAACTCTCTGACTCAATGGAGTTGGCCCAGGACAACGGCGGGATCATTCAGCACGACGGCATGGGCCTGGTCATTGTGGATATGGACGATAACCCTTGGCTCGGGGAGGCTGAGAAGGTAGAGGCACTTCGCGGGCTTTCCAATGAAGAAAGACTTGCTCGTAAAGAAGGCAAGTTCGTCGCTATGTCAGGACTCGTTTACAAGGACTTCAAAAGAGAAGAACACACCGTGCCCCCGGTAGACCCCTTGCCCGAGAATGTCAATGTCGTTGTCTCCATAGACCCGGGCATCCGTTATGCCTGTGCGGTCGGCTGGTACTACCTGACCTCTGACGATAAAATGGTCATGTTTGAGGAAGGATATTTCAAGGATATGACCATTCGGGAAGTGTGCGACGAAATCCACAAGACCAACGCGCACTACGATTGCCAGCCGATTTATTATGTCATTGACCCTGCGGCCAGGAACCGGAACTCTCAGACTGGACGCTCAGATCAAATGGAGTTTGCCGACCACGGCGTAGTCACTATTCCCGGGCAAAACTCTGTTACCGCTGGAATTAACCGTGTACGCGAGCGATTTCAAACCGACCGCCTTTTGATCGGTGAAAACTGCGTGAACTTCCTGAAAGAGATTCGCACCTACCGTTGGAAGAAACCCCCTCGAGCGGGTGAAAATGACGGTAAAGAAGCTCCCGTCAAGTCGCACGATCACCTTATGGATGCCACGCGCCTTGCGGTAATGAGCCGCCCGTACCTACCCCATGAGTTTGAACGAGTTACAGAGACACAACAGGAACGAATGGCCCGCGAACACTTTGAGTCAGTATCGCGCCCCGAAATCCCCGTCGCCTAGTGATACCCTTCTACTAACCTTCAACCCAGGAGCAAGTGATGGCAGCTACAACCGAAGTCGTATACACCGCCGCTCAGACAACGGCAATGATGGATGACACCGCCCGCAACCCGGTTCGTACAGACAAGCGCGGCGAAGTTCATATCACGCTCGTATTTGACGGCGTTAGTATCAACCCGGCGCTTATCAACGATGCGATCCAGACTCTCGGGACCGTCCAGACGGACAAGATTCCGCAAGGCGGCAACTACAGCTTCATCATTTCGTGATGCGTTACTACCCAGCGAAGGGCGCTCCCCCGCGCCGCAAAATGGCTAGTAAGCGCCCCAAGTTCCCCGGTGGCCTTTATCCAATCGGACGGCCCAAGCCCGCAGGCGGCGGAATGACTCGCCCGCTTCCTCCCCAGACGGGGAAAAGGCAATCTGGCACAAAACTCAACCAGTCACAGGCCATTCAGCAACTCGCTAAGGTGCTGGTACAGAAGAAAGCGACCCGTAAGGGCTACCGTCCAAAAGAAAGCGCGTGGGGTCGTAAGCCGAAGCCAATGAAGCCAATCAAGGGCAGGGCTACGCTCAGGTGAGACTCGCGGGCGCAGACAAACCCATCCGATGCTCGGTCTGCTTTCAGCCCCCGATGGTTCGGGAGCCGCAACCTGAATATGTGGACTTTGAGGCGATTTACGAAGGGCCGGTTGTTACTGATCCTCAGTCAGAAGTCACGCCGTACCTTGACAAGATCGTAATTTGTGAGGATTGCGTCAGGGAAAGTGCCCGAATGCTCGGCATGGATCATGTTGAGCGATACCAGGCCGAACTCGAGGCAGCCCGGGAACAACTCAAGGAATCTGAGCGCGAGGCCCGCAAAAAGGACCGCGCTATTTCTGACCTGACCCATACGGTCGGCACCTTGATTGACCATCCGGTAAAACGGCCCGCAGGCAAGCCCCAACTTCAAGGCCCGGAGTCGCATGACAAAGAAATCAAGCAACTCCGTTCCAACCGCTCCAAGGCTGAAAAAATCAGCAAGGCAAAGCGGAAGGTAGCGAGTGGCGCTGACGGGAACTGAAACCTTTGGCACCGTAGTCCCGGGTTTTGTTACTGATCTTGACGGTAGCCTGGCTGTAACTACCGACGATGTAGGGGCTGGTTACGGGATTGTGCCCGGTTTTATAACTGACCCAGATGGACGGTTGCTTGTCACTGAGACTACGACTGATGCTGCTTTTTCCGGGGGATTTGTTAGAACCCCCGATGGTGCTTTGGTAATCACAGAATCCGGCACACCAGTAAACGGCGTAGTCCCGGGCTTTACTACTACTGCCAACGGCTACCTTATAGTTGGCGCAGCAGATTCACCTACATGGGATGGCGGGCTACTTCGCAACTCAAATGGTGCCCTTGCCGTTACCGGGTTGGCGTAGAAAGGATTACATGGTTGAAATATTGACCACAGCAGTAATAATTAGCGTAGTAGGCGCTTTGGTTTGGAACAATCGGGAAGCCCGAAAGTCGGCTGACCTCAATGCCAAAATGCTAACGGACTTGATTATTCGCACCGATGAACACGCTAGGCAGCGTGAACAGGAGTGGATGGTAGAGCGAAACAATTTGCTGGAACGCATTCAACGCCCCGAATACATTCCTCCCTCACCAACAACCGGGCCTCCCCTTCCCGACAACAGTATCCACGACGAACTACACTTGGTAGGACAAATCGTAGAATCCAACGGCCAACCGCCTGACGGAGCCGCATGAGTGTAAATGTCGCAGAACTCAATGAGAAATACGAGCAAGCCAAATCTGCTCGATTCGTCCATGAACCCGATTGGATGCTCAACCGCGCTTTCTTCGCGGGCAAACAATGGGTCATGTACGCAGGCGGTCGAGTATCAACCCCAAGAATTGATTCCCGCCGCCAGCTTGTAACCGATAACCGCATTACTCCTGTTGTTACTTCCAGGGTTGCCCGGAAATCGAAGAATCGCCCCATGTTCTCGGCTACGCCGCAAGGTGCCGATGATAAGGCTATTGACGCTGCTCGCGTAGGTGAGCGCATACTGGAAAACGATTGGGAAGCACTTGCTATTCAAAGCAAGTTGTTCATGGCTTTGTTGTGGGCAGATGTGTGTTCTGACGGATTTCTCAAAATCTATTGGGATAAAACCAAGGGTGAGAAGATTCAATACCTCGAGGGACCGGACGGCCCGCTAACTGATGAAAACGGTGCCCCGCTACGCGCCGAAGCCGCGCAACAACTACCGCCCGAAATCCTTGAACAAGTAGAAGTCAAGGAAATTGCCGCAGGCGACCTTTGCGTAGAAGCAATGTCAGTATTTGAGATTTTTCCAGACCCGCTGGCTACTTCTATGGACGATATTGAGTGGCTAATAGAAGAAAAGGTGCGCTCAGTCGAATACTGCCGCCGCCGTTATCCTGCCGACGCATCCGGCGCTCCCTACGATCCCATTCCCGATTCTGAGATCCCTTCTGCCGTTTCAGAAGGCTGGACAGGTGGGGTTTATGTCACCGGAGGCGCTACCGGCTCCTATCGTGGCGTAAAGGTGCGGGAATACTGGTGTAAACCCAGCAGCAAGTACCCGAACGGCTGGCGGGCTGTGTGGGCCAACGACAACCTGCTTGTTTCAGAGGAACCGTTTGACCCGATGCCCTATGTCAAGTTTGGCTCGGTACAGGTGCCGGGACGCTTTTGGAGTCACGCTGTAGTTACCGATCTTCGCGGGCCTCAGCAAGACCTAAACATTATTCGCACCCAGATCAAAGAAAATGCCCGCAGGCTTGGAAACCCGGCTGTTGCCATTTCCCGCCAAGCCAATGTGCGCTATGACGGCACCCCTGGTGAGTTGGTCGAATACGATTCAACGGTTCAAGATCCCATTCCGCAGTTCATGCAGCCCCCCAGCATCCCTGTCTATGTAGAAAATGAAGTGGCTCGGATTGAGAAAAGCATTGAAGAAATCTCGGGCATGCATGAGGTCAGCCGCGCAACGGTCCCGCCCGGCGTTACAGCCGCAAGCGCAATCAACCTGCTTCAAGAGGCAGATGAAACTAGGCTCGGCCCGGAAATTCAGCAGATGGAACAATCGCTCGGTCACTTGGGTACAAAGATCCTCAAAAACCGGGCTGCCTACAACTCCGACGAACGCCTCATCAAAATCGCAGGTGAGGACGGCAATTGGGACATTTTTGCTTTCAAGGGTGAAATGCTTGGGGAAGATCCGCAAGTAGAGGTACAGGCCGGATCGCAAATGCCCCGCTCCAAGGCAGCCAAGCAAGCAGCCATGACCGAAGTTCTCGGGCTTATGCTTCAATACGGCGTACCTATTGATGAGCGCAACCTTCGCAAGTTCCTCAAGGATTACGAGGTTGGCGGTCTGGATCGGTTGTTTGAAGGCTTTAGCGAAGATGCCAAGCAAGTCAATCGTGAAAACCGCCAGTTGCTACAAGGTAATCCGGTGGGTATCAACTCGTTTGACAACCATGAGTTCCACATTGCGGAACACACTGAGTTCCAAAAAACCTCGCGTTACGATGGCCTTGACGATCAACTAAAGATGATTTTTGACGCTCATGTTGCCGCACACCGTACATACATGGTAGAAATGGTCAATCAACAGATCGCACAGCAAGCCCAAGAACAACAGGCAGCCGAAGATCAACAGTTGGCTACCGAAGAAGAAAGTATGGCTTTCCAAGCAGAGCTAGACAAACAACAAGCAAAGGAATCAAGTGCCTAATCTCCCAGACCCCGGAACAGGCAAATTTCTTGCCGCACTCAATGACTTTATGGAGAACCCGCCCAGGGATCTTCCTGATACCGCAATAGGTCAACTCAAAGAAGTTGCTACTGCGCTCAAGGGTCATACCGTAGGCGAAGTTTCACCCGGCCAAAAGCAGGCGTTGGAAGCCGGTGGTGTTACGGAAGGCACCGGCAATCACTACTCCAAGGCAGCCCTTGGGGAAGATAAACCCTCCCCTGGTCAGCAAGAGTTTGAAAAGGCAGTAGAGCAAATGCGCGAAGCCGCTTCTGCGATGGCAACCAATGGTAACGGAGCATGAACTAAAGGCCGCGCTTAGGGAGTACCTTGAAGCCGGGCCTCCTAATGATGTAACTGAACTGGTACAACAGTTACAAATGGAACTTGCCAGTCCCGGCGATTGGGAAGTGGCTAAAACAGCCCCCGACCCTACCCCTGAGTAAACTTCCATTCATTCAGGTACTCTGTGTCTATTGTGACCAAGAGTACGCACACAGTTTCGGCCAAGACCTGCGGCAGCAGGTACAGCCGTGCGTGGGCAAACCACAGTCGAAAGGAAGTAAATGAGTGACGAAGCCACACAGCCCGCAGAAGTAGAGGGCCAAGGTGCTGAGACACAAGAAGGGAACGATCTTTACAGCGCGTTCCTTGATGGCATTTCCCCGGAGATGCACGACACAGTTATCCCGGCGCTCAAGGCCCAGGATGCCTCGTTCACTAAACGGTTTCAATCTCTCTCTGAGAAAACGAAACCGTTTGAAGAACTTGGGGTGTTCGATATGGACCCTGAGCAAGTCGGCGGATACCTGGGATTGGCTAACGCACTTGAAGCCGCCGCAGAAGGCGACGAACAAGCGCAGGAGTCGGTACATGAATGGTGGGATCAGGTAGGCGAACAACTCGGTTTTTATGAAGCCGGGCAGGGCGAGGAAGATTCGGGCGATATGTCCGATGAGGACTTTGACCCGTTTGACAAGAACCAACTCACCAGTCTGCTCCAAAACCAAGTTCAGGAAATGGTTGGCCCTATTGCTGAGTATGTTCAGCAGCAACAAACCAGCCAGCAGGAAAAGGAAGCACTTGCCGCTGCGGAAGCGCAGATTGACGAGTCTATTTCTGCCCTCAAAACAGAAAATCCTGACCTGCCCGATGAAGTCATAGGCGAGGTTCTTGAACTCGCGGAAATGTTCATTGATTCATCTGATGATCCTATTGCCGCAGGTTTTGAGAAATACAAGTCACTTGTCAGCAAGGGCGAAAGCCAGTTGTTTGACAAGAAGCGTCAACAGCCGGGCCTTCCCGAAGGTTCTGGACCTGCCGCTACGACACCTGAGCCAATCACTTCAAACAATGTCGCGCAGATCGCAAGGGAACGCCTAGAAAAAGAGAAACAACTACTCGGCTAGGAGATTCCAAGCATGGCTACTCAAACACTGACAAACGCAGACGCGATCCTCAAGGATCTGTATGTCGGACCTGTCGTTGAACAACTCAACCACAAGTCCTACATGATTGACCAAATCGAACGGCAGACGGAGTTCACCGTAGACCATCACGGTCGGCGGGCAATCGTCCCGGTTCACAAGGCCCGAAACAGGGGTCGTGGTTCCAGGGGTGACGGCGGAGTTCTGCCGGTTGCTGGCACTCAAGTCTGGGAGGACGCGATCATTCCGATCACCCGTCACTACCAGTCCATTGAACTGACCGACGCTTCAATCAGAGCCACAAGTTCCAACACCGGAGCCTTTGTGAACCTGCTTGATGCCGAAGTCAAGGGTGCGACCAAGGACATGAAGAAGGATGTAAACCGTCAAATCTGGGGAACCGGAGATGGTCTGCTTGCTTCTGTCGCGGCTACGGCTTCTACTACGGTCGGACCTGTCACGGTTGATTCGATCCAGTACCTCCATGTGGGCGACCCCGTTGATGTGCTTAGGCGCACCGACGCAAGCACTCTGGCGGGCGGTTCGGGAAATCTCGTTACTGCTCTGGACGCAGCCAACAAGACCGTTACCTTCTCGGCAGCGGTTGGTGGCACCATTGCTACTACATTCGGTATCTACCTCGCCGGTTCATACGGCCAGGAGATGCAGGGAATGCAGAGCATTGTCGCTACCAGCAGGACGCTCCACTCAATCAACTCAGGCACCGCCGGAAACGAGTTCTGGAACTCCCAGGTTCGTAATGTCGGTACTCAGGCCGCTTCACCGGCCACCGCTGGCGAAACCTCGTTTGAGCTTATCTCAGACGATGTTGGTCAGACCGGCCAAGGTGATACGGAAGTGTTTGTTACGAGTCGCGGCATCCGTCGCAGGCTTGCTGACACTTTCCAATCCACCAAGCGGTTCACCAACAACCAGGCCGTCCAGATCCACGGAGGTTACTCCGCGATCATGGTCGCTTCTGGCAGCGGTGAGGTTCCGGTTGTCATTGACGATGATTGCCCCAAGGGTAATGTGTTCGCCATTGACAAGTCGGCGCTTCGTTGGTTCCAACAGTGGGGTCCGGGCTTCCTCGAAAGCCCCCAGGATGGTACTGTGTTCCAACTCAAGAACGGTTCGGTTGCCGGTACGCATGAGGCAACCTGGCAGGCATACCTCGGGTGGTACGCCACCCTTGGTGCTGTAGCGCCGAACCGCCTCGGCAAGTTGCAGTTCGCCACGGACGATGCTCCGAGCGTAACTGCCTAGTCACAGGCACCACGACGAACAGCGAGGGGTCGGGTATTTAGCCCGGCCCCTCGTTTTCGTTTGACAGAACGATGTGGTAGGCTGGCAGTCGTAATGGAGTGGACTGGTGAAATAGAACCGGCTTCGATTGAACAAATCAAGTCTGGCCGTGACGGGAAGATGCACCTAATCACCCAGGATGCGGGGGGAATCGCACAGCGCCTTCAAGAGATTGACGAGCGGCTTCACCTGCGGTACTCAGAAGTCGGGCAATACTATGTCGTTTACGCCCGCGAACACAATCAAGAAGCGGGCAGCGGCTACATGGTTGCTACCTATCAGGAACTTGACGGACGCATTGTGCGCGACCTCGAGCGGATCAACTGGCTCAATCAGCAGCCCGACTACTCCTACGCTGACGAACTGGAAAAACAGCATGAGTTGGCAGAAGCAGCCCGCGATTGGGAGTTTTCGCAAAAGATCGGTGAAAACGCAGAAAAACTGGCTTTTGCTATTCGTAGGGATCTTGGCTACAACCAGGACACGGCTGTAATCAGCAAGGACATTCCCGACAAGAAAGACTCTGAGTGAAATACGCTGTAGCAATTCCCTCAAACGGCCCGGTTCATATCGCATGGGCCATCATGTATTCACAACTTCAATGGCCGGTATCGGGGGAGCGCAACACGATTGTCCCAATCAAGGTGCCGATTGCCACAGCCCGCAACAACTGTGCCATTGCCGCCAAAGAGCGCGACTGTAAATACCTCGTTTTCATTGACGATGATGTGTTGATTCCTGACAGCGCCATGAAACTGATGCTCTATCAAATGGAGCAAAATGACGATTGGGACGCGATTACGGGGGTTTACTGTACGAAAACCATCCCGCCCGAGCCGCTGATTTTTGGAGGCAAGCCAGAAGATGTTTCCGGGCCTTATTGGGATTGGAAAATGGGTGAAACCTTCCCTGTTTGGGGAGCCGGGCTGGGATGCTGTGTAATCCGCGTATCAGCCTTTGACAAGATCGAGGAACCTTACTTCGCTTTCGTAGAGTCCTCGGACGGCATGAACAGCGAGAAGGAAGGCGAGGATCTTCATTTTTTCCGCAAGCTGTATGAGGCAGGCGGCAAGGTGTTTTGTAACGGCTCAATCCTTTGCGGCCATATGGACCGCAAGGACGATAAAGTTTACTCGATGTGGAAAGACTCCAAGCCGTACAAGAACCGCATCCCCGAAATGGCGGATACCCTGGAACGCATGGTGCCAGACGAACCTGCCGCGTCGGTAATCTCCAAGGCTGCCTAGTACCATAGGGGAG